GCCCTTGTTTGTTCACTCGTCGGGAGGCCCGATGACCCACCTCGAGGCGTTGGATCTGGTGTTGGCGGCGGTGGGTGAGCCTGTTGAGGTTGCTGCGGAGGTTCATGCGGCTCGGGGTTTGGCTGCGGTGTTGGATGCTGACCCGTCTTTGGAGTGGGCGTGGCGTGAATATCGGTTCGCGTTGAAGACGCTGCGGGAGGTGTCTGGTGGTGACGTTGATGCGGCCTCTGAACTCTTTGTCCGGTTGGGCGGAACCCACTTACGCGACGTTAAGAACGCCGGGTAGGGAGACGTTCGGTCCGAGGTTGGGGCGGATTGCGGACGAGCTTGGCACTCCGCTGATGGGCTGGCAGCAGTACGTGGCCGATGTCGGCTTGGAGGTTGACCCTGAGTCGGGTCGGCTGGCGTATAAGGAAGTCATCGTTTCGGTGATGCGTCAGAACGGGAAGACGACGCTGGTTCATTCGGCGATGGATGAGCGGTGTCTGATGTGGGGTCGTGAGCAGCGGGTGGCGTATACGGCGCAGACGGGGAAGGACGCCCGGTCGAAGTTCAAAGACGATTTCCTTCCGATCTTGGACCGTTCACCGTTGAAGCAACTGGTGAAACGGCCTTACTTGTCGGATGGGAACACGGCGCTGCTGTGGAAGAACGGTTCCCGCATTTCGGTGTTGGACAACACCCCTGCGGCGGGTCATGGGAAAACCCTGGATCTGGCGATTATCGACGAGGCTTTCAGCGATCAGGACAATCAGCGGGAGCAGGCGCTGCTGCCGACTATGGCTACCCGTGAGAACGCGCAGATTTGGAACGTGTCGACGGCGGGGACTCAGGCTTCCACCTACCTGCTGCGGAAAGTTGAGATCGGCCGTGCGGCTGTGAACGCGGGCTCGGTTGAGGGTATCGCCTACTTCGAATGGTCGATCCCTGAGGATGAGGATGTTGACGACCCGGATATTCACGAGCTGCGGATGCCGGCTTATGGGGTGACGATCCATTCGGGTTACATCGCGCATGCGCGTCGGACGATGACAGACGGCGACTTCCGCAGAGCCATCGGCAACCAGTGGACCGAAACCGACGAGCGGGTGATCCCTGCTGAATGGTGGCGGGCCGTCTGTTCGCATGAGGTTCGGGTGGCGGAGCCGTTGTTTGCGGTGGATGCTCGAGCGGACCATTCGTCGGCGTGCGTGTTGAAGGCTGACGCTGCGGGGAACGTGGAGCTTGTTGCTGTCCGTGAGGGTGTCGAATGGCTGCGTACTGCGGTGCCTGAGCATGTGCCGAAGGGGATTCGGCTTCTGGTGGACGCTTACGGCCCGGTCGCGCATATTGCTGATGATTGGGAGCGGCAGTCGTTCAACGTGCAACGTTGTGACGCGCTGACGGTTCGGAAGGCGTGTGGCCGGTTCTACGACGCCGTGGCGGATAGGAAGATTCAGGTCAGGTCGGATGAACGGTTGGATCAGGCTGTGACGAATGCTGTCAGGAAGCAGACTGCGGATACTTGGTCGTGGCATCGTGACCAGCCGGGAGGTGACCTGTTGGTGGCTATGAGCTTGGCTTACGCTACGGCGGTCACTGAGAACGTGGTCACCCCGTTCGCATGGAGTTGACGCGTCTCGCCGGGGTCATCACGATTCTCGGCGGGCTCCTCCTGTCTGTTGGTGTCGGGTTTTGGGATTGGCGTGCTGGTGTGAGCGTTGCGGGATTCCTTCTAATCGTGGCGGGTATCTCGTCGTTGAGGAGTCAGAGTGGTTGATGTTCTCGCCGCGTTCCGCCCCAAAACACAAACCCGTTCCCTCTCATTAGAGGACTATTTCAGCCTTTTCAACGGCGACTACTCATACTCCCCATTCCAATCGTTGACTCCTGGGAAGGAGACGGTTGGGGCAGGGTTCGCCGGATACGCGTCGGACGCCTATGCCGGGTCAGGCATCGTGTTCGCTCTTGAACTGATCCGGATGCAAGTGTTTTCTGAGGCGCGGATCGTTTACCGGCGTATCAACAAGGGCCGCCCGGGCGAACTGTATTCGACTTCCTCGTTGAATATTCTTCGGCGTCCTTCTCCTGGGCAGACGACCGGCTCGTTCCTGGCTCGGGCTGTCCTCGACGTGGATCTTGCTGGTAACAACTTTTCGGTTCGCACGCCGGGGAAGGTTAAGAGGCTCCGTCCCGACTGGGTGACAATCGTGTTGGGCGGGGAGCAGGATTCTCCTGAGCAGGAGGTGGTCGGCTACCTGTACCACCCCGGAGGTGACAAGGCGAAAGAACCTGTCTCCTACACGGCGGATGAGGTTGCTCATTGGGCTCCGATCCCTGACCCTCTCGCCCAGTATCGGGGCATGTCGTGGCTGACTCCGGTGGCTCGTGAGGTTCAGGCGGATAAGCAGGCGACGGCGCATAAGCAGAAGTTCTTGGAGAACGGTGCTACGCCGAACATGATCATCAAACATCAGATCAACGACCCCGAAACTTTGAAGAAGTGGGTCGAACTGTTCAAACAGTCCCATGAGGGTGTCGCCAACGCCTACAAGACTTTGCATTTGGGCGGCGGAGCGGATGCGACAGTGGTTGGTAAAGACCTCCAACAGCTCGACTTCAAAGCGGTTCAAGGCGCCGGAGAGACCAGGATCGCTGCTGCTTCGGGGGTGGGCGCGGTGATGGCCCAGTTTTCGGAGGGTATGCAGGGCTCCTCGCTGAACGCCGGCAACTATGCGGCCGCCAGGAGAAGGGTCGCAGACGCTGTTTTCCGTCCGTTGTGGCGTTCATTCTGTAACAGTTATGAGCCGATCCTTCCCGTACCACGCAATTCGGAGTTGTGGTATGACGACCGGGATATCGCGTTTCTCAGGGAGGATGAGAAGGACGCCGCGGAAATCCAGTTTCTCCGCGCGCAAACTCACCGGCAACTGTTGGACGCGGGGTACGAGTCTGACTCGGTGGTGAAGGCTATCGAGAACGACGACTTCTCACAGTTGGTCCATTCAGGACTGTTTTCAGTCCAGCTCCAACCGCCCGGCACGCAAACGCCGGCTCCCGACCCCGCCGTCTAACCGGCTCCCCCCACCTCGAGGACTCCCATGACTGAGATTCTTTCCCGCGCTTTCGACTTCACCGTGGAACGCGCAGAAGCCTCCGACGACGGCCTCACCCTTGAAGGGTACGCCGCCGTTTTCAACACGCCCGCACAGATCGACTCCGCACGCGAAGGCCGTTTCACCGAAACAATCGCTCCCGGCGCGTTCGCGAAAACGATTCAGGAGCGGATGCCTGTCCTCCAATTCGACCATGGCACCCATCCGATGATCGGTTCGATCCCTCTCGGAGTTGTCCAGCATTTGCGTGAGGATGACAACGGACTGTTTGTCCGTGCCCGCCTGTCGGATAACTGGCTGGTCGAACCTGTACGCGACGCCATTTCTGATGGTGCCGTTTCGGGCATGTCTTTCCGGTTTGCTGTGCCGGAGGGTAAGGATTCGTGGAACCGTGGCCGCACACAGCGGACTATCCACGAGGCGAAACTGTACGAGCTGGGTCCGGTCGTTTTCCCTGCTTATGAGGCGACGACTGTTGGGGTCCGTTCGGATCTTCTAACACTTTTGGGTGACGACCGGGTCCGGTCGGAGCTCGCAACCATTCTCGCCTTCGGCGAGATCCCCGCCGATTCAGAAGCCGATTCGTTCACTTCTGATGAGGCGATCAACGAGCCGGCGCTGCCACTCGTATCAAAGCTGCCCGCCTACCGCATGCTCGCGGTCAGACGTTTCGAGCAGCTCAACCTCATATTGAAAGAGAGAAACGCATGAGCAACAAGCTCATCGAGCGGCTCTCCCAGGTCAAGGACGAGGCCGAAGCATTGAACTTCGAACTGTTGGAGTTGAATGGTGCTGAGGAACTCACTGAAGACCAGGAGGCCCGTTTCGCCCTTCTCACCGGCGACGAGTCGCCGATCCCGGCGCTCGTCGCGGAGAAGGAAACTTTGGAGAAGCGGCTAGCCGTACTCGAAGCAGCGTCGAACGTTGCGAACACTGAGATCGGCGAGGACCGCGCCTACCACGTACAGGTCATGAAGCAGACCGAAACCGACGTCGACATTCGCACCGCTGGCCGGGGCGAGGTCCGTTCGGCTTCGATGAAGCGTCTCGAGGAGGAGGTTCGCGACCAGATCACTCCGGTGTCTGACGCCAACGCTTCCCATCTTGAGAACCTGTTCGCCAGGTATACGGTGAACGAGGACGGCGAGGTGCTCACTGATGGTGACGCCATCGCACGCCGGTTCCTCGCCACCGAAACGCCGGCGTACCGGGCTGCCTTCCAGAAGGCTCTCCGCGGCCACGAGTCCACATGGACTGACGAGGAACGTCAGGCTATGACCTACTTCCGTGCCGCAGAACAATCACTGACCTCCGCGTCTGGTGGTTACGGAGTTCCGGTTTTCTTGGACCCGTCGATCATTCTGACTTCTGGTGCTGAGGTGGCTCCGCTGCTTTCAGTGTCGAGGATCGAAACGATCACTTCGAACGTGTGGAAGGGTGTCTCATCGACTGGTGTGACGTTCGCTGTCCATACTGAGGGTGCTGCGATTACTGCTGGTCAGGCCACCCTGGCCCAGCCGACGATCACCCCCGAAGTCGGGGCTGCGTTCATCCCGTATTCGGTTGAGATTCAGGGTGACTATCCGGCGTTCGCGTCGGAGATGCAGTCGCTCATCAACCAGGGCTGGATCGACTATCTCGCCGTTGAGACGGCGACTGGTGCTGCCGGCCTGGTCGGAATCTTCACCGCTATCGACGCGGTCTCAGCCTCCGAAGTTGCTGTCACCACTGACGGCACCCTGAGTCCGACAGACGCTGTGAAAGTGTTCAAGGCTCTCCCCGAGCGTTACCGCTCACGGGCAGCCTGGTTCATGAACATCACCTCTGAAATGCAACTCCGAAGCGCAAGCGCCCTGGGCGGCTTGTACACCACCGACTTGACGACTGAGGGCATCGGCCCACTGTTCGGCAAGCGCGTCCTACTTTCGGACTATGCACCGTCGTTCTCCGGGACAACCGGCGCGGCCAACCTGGCCATTGTCGGCGACTTCCAAAAGTTCGTCATCGTGCAACGTGCAGGCATGACCATCGAAAACATCAACCACGTGGTCGATAGCAACGGTGTGCCGAAACTGCAGCGTGGGTTCGTGGCTTGGGGCCGTGCAGGCTCCGACGCCGTGGACACTAACGCGTTCCGGTTACTCCAGAACACGTAGCCACCTGGGGTTTTAGACAAATCTCTAACAATCTGTGGAGTGTCATGGGGGTCGCGCGGCTTTCGCGGACCCCCGACCTCCACCCAACCATTGAGGAGGGTTCACATGAACTCCGTATACGCGCTCGCCTCCTGTTCGATTACGAATGATGGGGGTGAAACGTTCCGTTTGTATCGGGGGGAACCGTGGGATGCGGACGATCCGCTGGTCAAATCCCGGCCACAGTTTTTCTCTAAGAAGCCTGTGGTTGTTCGCACGTCGATGAATCCTGGGTTTGCCGAATATGTGGAGCAGGCGACTGCCGCTCCTGGTGAGAAACGCGCTTTGAAGTGAAGAAACCTGGCGGGGTGTTTCTCGGCTATCTACATCCGAACGACCTGTCGGCGTCGTTTCACCGGTCGTTCATGGATCTTGTCTTATACGACAAGATGAACCCGGAGCTGAACCGGCTCGTCTCGTGGGGCGGGGTCCGTGCTGCGGCTACTGGGCTGCCGGAGGCGCGGAACACGATTGCGAAAGCGATGCTCGAGTCGGATGCTGAATGGCTCCTGTTTGTGGATGCGGACATGGGGTTTGATGCTTGGGTTCTCGAACAGCTTCTGCTTGTTGCGGATGAGAACGATCTGAAACTTGTTGGTGGACTCGCCTTCGCTTACCGGGAGATCATGATGGACGGGATGAACGGCTTCCGCTGCCGTCCTCTCCCCACCATCTACGACTATGGGAAAGATCCTGTCTCCGGGGTTGAAGATTTTCGGGGTCGTGCCCACTATCCGGTCAACCAGCTCGTAAGAGTGGCTGCGACCGGCTGTGCTCTCGTCCTGATTCACCGGGATGTGTTGCAGGCGGTTCAGGATGAGTATGGGGAGACTTGGTTTCACCGGCTGGCCGGACCGACAGGTTTGCGTGGGGAAGACATCTCCTTCTTTGTGAAGACTGGTGCGCTCGGGTTCGAAGCGTATGTGCATACGGGGATTCGGACGACCCACCATAAGGACAAGTGGGTTTCCGAAACCGACTTTTGGGAGGAGATGATCGCCCCTCCTGCTACGGAACGGGTGGATGTGATTGTCCCCACGGTTAAAGCCCGCCTCCACAACATTCAACCTCTAGCTGAGAGTCTGATTGCCACTACCGGGCTGGCCCGTCTCCTGTTCGTAGTTGACGACCAGGAGCATGCTGAACAGGTCATGGAGTTTGGGGAGACGACGGTCCGGTCGGGGTCGTTCGCCAGGAAAATCAACCACGCCTACCCGCTCACCCGGGCACCGTGGGTTCAAGTTGTGGGGGATGACTGCCGGTTCCAACCCGGATGGTTAGACCACCAGCAGCTCACCGCCAAACTGTACAAAGCCAAAGTGGTCGGGTCGAACGATCTGGCGAACCCTCGGGTTCTCCGCGGGGAACACGCCACCCATTGGATGGTTTCGCGGGAGTACATAGACGAGGTTGGCGCATCGTGGGACGGGCCCGGAGTGTTCGCCCATGAAGGCTATAGGCATTGGTTCGTAGACGACGAAATCGTGTTAGCTGCGAAACAGCGTGGAGTGTTCCAGTCCGCTCTCGGAGCCAGGATTGAACATCTTCATCCGATAACCGGTCGGGTCGAAACCGACAAGGTTTACGAGCGGAACGACAAGTACGCGCAGCAGGATCACGACCTGTTCCAAAAACGGGTAAAGGCGAACTCGTGAGCCTCACCGTCATCGTCTGCACGATTCCTGAAAGACGTTCACTCCTCTCCCGGTGTCTTTGGTATTTGGAGCATCAGACCGTGACAGACTTCGAAGTCATCGTCGCTCACGGTCCGCAAGGGAAAGGGACCAAGCTCGCTCGGGCTTTCCCCCTGGTGGAAACGTCGCATGTCATGGTTGTTGACGACGACGACTGGATCTCCCCACTCCTAGTCGAATCTGTTCTCCCGTTCAGAGAGGATTGGGTCGGATACGACGCTGTCCAATTCACAGACGGACGGTTCGACCGGAAGCTCACACTGAATCCTGGTTCCCACATTTGTCCAACACGCATCGGTCTGGCGCTCGAAGCCCCGTTCGGTGACGAATATTCCGCTGCCTACGACTACACCGATTTTGTTGCTTCTAAAGCCGAATCGACCTCGTACATTGTCGAACCGTTCTACTTCTACGACAAGTGGAATGCTCCCGGTGGTGAATGGTCCCCTCCTCGGAATGTTGGGATGTGGCCGCACGATAAGAGCCTGTGGCGGTGGGCGTGAGCGCGTGGACGTCCGAACTGAAACTGGCCGCCTACCAGGCGTGGTTCAACTCGGGGGTTGAGGCCCGCACCCGGTGGAAGGGTGTCCAAATCCTCAAGTTTCCTAGCGACCTGTTCGTCGCGCAGGAGATCATTTGGGAAACGAAACCCGACGTGATCATCGAAACGGGAACGTTCCACGGCGGGTCAGCCTGCTTCTACGGCGACTTGGGAGTCGAAGTCCATTCTGTTGACCTGGCTCCGCCGAAGCCGCCGCCTCCACATCCGAACGTCACCTACCACCGTGGCTATTCGACGTCGCCGTCGAACGTCTACTTCATCGGTGAAGCCGTTCGGGATAAGCGGGTCATGGTCATCTTGGATTCGGACCATCATAAGGCGAACGTTCTAGCTGAACTTGAGGCTTACGGGCCGATGGTCAGCTCGGGCTGCTACCTCATCTGTGAGGACACGAACCTGGGCCGGTCGATCTGGTTGGAAGAGTTCGGCGGTGACGGACCCGGCGACGCCCTGGACGAATGGTTACCCGACCATCCCGAGTTTCAAGTCGATCTGAGCCGTGAGAAGCATGGGGTGACAATGCACCCCGGCGGGTTCCTCCTCCGCCAATGATGCTCTCCATATGTATCGCCACGATCCCTGAACGGCGGTCGCTCCTATCGCGGATGCTCCACTCCCTCGCCCAGCCCGGGATAAACGAAACCTTTGAGATTCTGTGTCATCAGGGGACACGACCGCACGGCGAGAAAATCAACCGGATGGTCAGTCTGGCGGAAGGCTCCCACGTCACCTTCCTCGATGATGACGACTGGGTCGCCTCCGACTACGTCGCCTCCCTGACCCCACATGGGGAAGATTTCGTCGGCTATGACACGGTGTGTCTGGTTGAGGGAAGATACGACCAGACGGTCACCCACGACGCCCAATACGAAGGGTGGAACGGGACCAGACGGGGTGTGTCGCAGAAGTGTCCGATTCTCCGCGAGCTCGCCTTAGAAATCCCGTATCCGGACGACTACTACCAGGACGGCAAATGGTCCGCCTCCGTCCAGCTCGGGGTTAGAACTCACGCTTACGTCCCGAAGAACCTGTATTTCTACGACTACCGGAACCAGGACCGTCACCGGTCTGTCGGAATGTGGCCTTACGACAAGTCGGAGATCCGATGGCTGTAAGCCTTGTCACTGGTGGAGCAGGATTCATCGGTTCTCATCTTGCCCGAGGGTTGATGTCACGCGGTCATGATGTCGTCGTTGTGGACAATCTGACCGGCGGCTGGCGGGACAACGTTCCCGAAGGCGCATCGTTCGCCCATGCCGACCTGGCCACAGCGAACCTCGACGTCCTGTTCAAAGTTTGGAAACCCACCCATGTCTGGCATTTGGCCGCGTACGCCGCGGAAGGATTGTCGCATTGGGTGCGCGAGTTCAACTACACGAACAATGTGATCGGTTCGGTAAGACTGCTAAACGCCTCCATTAAATCAGGGTTAGAACGGTTCACGTTCACCTCGAGCATGGCCGTCTACGGCGCGCAGAAGCCTCCGTTCACCGAACTGATGCGGCCCACCCCGGAAGACCCCTACGGAATCGCCAAGTACACGGTCGAACAGGATTTGGCCGCGTCAGGTCAACTTTTTGACCTGCCCTACGTCATCTTCCGCCCACACAACGTGTACGGGCCCGGCCAGAACATCGGCGACCCCTATCGGAACGTGGTCGGGATCTTCATGCGGAAAGGGTTAGGCGGCGAACCACTCACCGTGTATGGGGATGGAACACAGACTCGAGCGTTCTCCTATATCACTGACATTGTCGACCCGATGCTCCGTTCACTGGACGTGGACATAACGGGACAGACCGTGAACATCGGTGGCGAACAGGTCATTACGATCGGTGAGCTCGCCGATCAGGTTGCCCTCCGCTTCGGCGTTGAAGTGAAACATTCTGATCCGCGGGTCGAAGTGAAACACGCCTTCTGCAACCATGCGAAAGCCAGGGATCTCCTCGGCTTCAACCCTCAAGTTTCGCTTGAGGTTGGGTTGGATCGGATGGAGGATTGGGTTCGTGCCGCCGGGGTCCGCTGGTCGAAAACGCCTGCTCTGGAATTGACTGAGGGTTTGCCTTCGTTTTGGAGGTCTGGTGAAACGGCTGCTCATGTGGACTGCCAATGCAGCCGAATGGGTCCGGTGGGAGTGGCTCCAGTTTGCTGTGTATGACCTGATCCTCCGCAGAGGGTGGGACGGGTTCGAAACCTTCATCCGAATGGACGACGACTTCCTGTGAAAACGTTCCTCTACTTGCCGTCCGACTACAAGAAACGGCGGAACACGGTGGTAACCGGTGAAGCCAGGACGGGTGAGATTTCGCCGAAGGGTCTGGTATCGCATACGGAGGATTGGGAAGGCCGCATCCAAGCTGCCGCCGCACCGTCAGCCGTCCGCATGATCCAAAACCCAGACGGCACCCTCCGTCCGATGACGTTCCGTGAGATGGTCGACCGCGGGTATTTCATAGTTTCCAAAGGGCCGACTGGGGTCCGTAAGCAGACCAAAGGAATCCGATGAGCGACAAGATCGCCGCCGCTAAAGCGGCCCTCGCCCTACTCGAAGCCGAAGAAGCATTCAAGGCGAAGAAGGCTGCCGGCGAGTTGACCACAGAAGACAAGCTGGCACTCCGCGCCCTACGCGAAGAGTTCCGGTCCAACACCCGCACCCCTGTCAAAGATGGTGCGGCTCCCGCTCCGATAGGCGCGAAAGCTGAGGTGTCCTAATGGCTATCACCGCGTCGGGCCTCTACTTCCTCACCTTCGAAAAAATGTTGATCGACACGCTCGGCGAATCGTTGGAGGCTGAGGATCACACCCTGTCGCTAGTGGAGGATGCGCACACTCCGGCGTTCGACACCCACGACTTCCACGCTGACCTGACCAACGAGATTACGGGTGGCAACTACGCCGCCGACGCGGTCACGTCTACAGAAGTCACAGTTTCCACGGGCACCCTCGTCTATGACGCAGCTGACAACGTGTACGACAACGGCGGGTCGAACAACGTGACCATCACGAATGCGATGGCCGCTGTCCTCGTCACCACTGTCGGATCTTCGGCGACGAACCAGCTTGTCGGACTGTGGGATTTCGTGACGGCAGCCTCCTGTTCCAACTCGACGTTTACGGTGCAATGGAACGCGGCAGGCTTGTTCACAATTGACTTGACCCCATAATGCGGGGTCGGCACCGGGCACCGTCTAACCACCTGCTCTTCAAAGCGTCCCTGGTTGGGGCGGTCCTGCTCATACCTGGACTGCTCCTGGCCGCTCCGGCGGTGTATGACCAGGTGTGGGGGGAGCGGGTGGATGCTCGGCTGTGCGCTCTTGAATCTGTTGAAGGGATTGTGAGTCCTGAATGTACGACCACTACTGCGCCGTCCACGACCACAAGCTCGTCCACTACGACGACGGCTCCGCCGACAACATCTTCGTCGTCCACAACCACGACTGCCCCCACAACAACTACAACTCAGCCCTCGACTACTTCAAGTACAGCTCCTACGACGACCTCTCAGCCGCCGACGACATCGACAAGTCTTCCACCTCCAACGACATCAACGTCGGTAACAGGTAGCCAAACCCTCACCGGCAACGTCTGCGGAATGGTTCACGGCGACGCAACTCTGGTCGGGAATGTGAATCTGACCTGCAACCTTGAGGTCATGGGTCCGGCCGCGATCCTCCGAGCTCGTGCGGGTGTGACGGTGACGGGTAACGGGTTCGAAATCATGTTCATGGACGGGGCTCGAGCCGACATTCAAGGCACCGTCACGAGCACATGGTCGAATGATGGGCTGACTCAGAACCGGGTCAGGTCGATCAACTTCAACGGCATCTCGAGGATGATGTTCCACCAGGGCGCAGGAGTTTCAACTCTCCGCTACTTCAAGATCACCGGCGCAGGACGGATGGGTGTGGTCGGCTTCTACCCGCTCCACTTCCATCTCAACGGCAACACCACAAGAGGAACTCTCGTGGAAGGAGTGGTGATTGAGAACAGTCAGAACCGGGCTTTTGTCCCTCATGGTTCTCATGGGATCACGTTCCGTGACACCATCGCCTTCAACATTCGCGGCCCCGCCTACTGGTGGGACCCCGGCTTCGCACCGAACGCTTCCAATGACATTCTGTTCGACCATGCGTTAGCCGACACCATCATCGGTGAGTCGCCTTCCGACCGGGGCTACCGGCTGTCTGCGTTCACTTTGAGGGACGGCACGAACCTGACGGTACGCAACTCGGTGGCACGGAACGTCAACCCCTTATCTGATAAGGACTGTTCGGGGTTCCAATGGCCTGAGGATGCTGAGTCGGCGTGGACGTTCACCAACAACGCCAGCTTCTCAACGAACTGTGGGAACGGGATTTTCGTATGGCAGAACGAAGGCCCCGTCCACCTTGTGACCGGGTTCCGCACTAATGGGGCGATCAACCACGGCGCCTACAACAACAAGTACGACTACCGGAATGTGACGGCCACCGCTTTCGAAGCTCACGCCATCGGCTGGAAGATGTCCGACTCGTCGGTGGGTGCTGTCACCTTCTTCGAACATGCCGTACCTAATCCTGCCGGGGTGGTGTGGGTGAACGTGAACGTGACCTCGCTGCACATGTTCGACTCGCCCGACCGAGAGGGCAACGACCATCCGACCCTGCTGACCGTCACCGGAGGGAATCTGACATGTTCGATGATCGACTGGTCCGGTGCGCATCCGTCGTCGCGGGTGGTCATCAACGGTGTGGCCTGCGTTAGATAAATGGCGCATCTCCTGTTCGACCGGGTAAAAGAAACCACCACCACCACCGGCACCGGCGATATCACGTTGGCCGGCGCCGTGTCCGGGTTCCGTGCGTTCTCCTCTGTCCTCGCCGCAGGGGATACGACCCTCTACTGCATCGAACTGAACGCCGAATGGGAGGTGGGGGTCGGCACCTACAACACGACCCTGGCCCGCACCACGGTCCTCGCCTCGAGCAATGCTGGGGCTCTAGTCTCGTTTTCGGCGGGTACGAAAAACGTGTTCATCACGTTCACCACGGCAGGGCCGGTCGGCTCCATGTCCGCAGGTGTCACCCCCTCCGTCATTTCGGTGGGTGCCGAGTTCACAGGAACCGGGGTTCCTACCGCCACTCTTCCCGGAACGCACGCCCTAAACGACATTCTGGTGTTGGCCCTCCAATCATCGAACGAGGATCTGGCTACTCCTACCGGCTACACCCGGTTGAGTCCGGAGAACGGGATCGGCGCTTCGGTTACGGCAGGATCAACCCGGCTCGGCATTTTCTGGAAACGGGACGGCGGCTCCGAATCAGCACCCACCCTCGCCGACTCCGGCGACCACACCTACGGTTTCATGTTCGCGGTCCGTGGCTGTCCCACGTCGGGCGACCCGTTCCATTTCATAGCGAACAACTGGAAGTTCACCGCTTCGACCACGGGAACCGCTAAAGGCGGCGAAACCTATGTTGATAACTGTCTCATCGCCAACATTTTTGCTACCGCCATCGACAATGCTGGCGCTCAAGCCTCCTCACCGACCAACTCTGATCTGACTTCGATCACCGAAAACTTTGATGACGGGACCACTGACGGGACCGGAGGTGGCCTCGCCCTGATTTCGGGGGTGCGGGCGGCGGCGGGAACTTTCGGGGATACCACTGTCACTTGGGGTACTTCAACTGTTGACCTGTCCACCACGATCGCTTTCCTCCCGGCAACGACAATCGAACGGGCTTTCCGTGGTCCTTGCAGCCAAACGTTTATCGGGTCGCTGCCGAACCTGACCGACGTGTACGTCAAACCCACCGGGGTCCGCAAGATCTTCGTCCAACTCTGCGACGGGGGCGGGTCGGGTTCTGGTGGGAACACGACCACTACCGCGGCGGGTGGAGGCGGCGGCGGAGGAGGCGGATACGACGAGGCGTGGTTCGACGCCCGCGACGTGGCGTCTCCTGCGACTCTCCGTGCTGGTGCTGGTGGGGCGGCGGGAACAGCTTTGAATCAGGCGGGCAACGCCGGCACCATTTCCACTTTCGACTCTGGTACTCGTTCCCCGTTCACTGTCCGTGTTACTGGGACTGCGGCTACTGCGGCCGCGTCCGCGGACGGCGGCAACGGCGGCTGCGGATCAGGCAACACCCTTGTCTCTCCTGCGGTGGCGACCACTCGACTCTCACCGGAGGTCACTACTGACGGTGTCGCCTACGGCGGTGTCGGAGGCCGTGGCGGATCGGGTTCTACCGGTCCGACCGGCGGCGGGGTCGGCGAGTGGGGCGGCGGCGGTGGAGAGTCCGGCGCTGACACCGACGCGGCGACCACCTCAGACAACAACGGCTGGTCGAGGCGTGGAGGCGGCGGCGGGGCGGGAGGCCGGACCAACACGAACATTTCCGGTTCCGGACACGGCGGCGGCGCGGCAGGCGTCAACTCGGCGCAAGGCGCAGCAGGCACAGATTCGACCCGGCTCCCCTACGGAGGGTCGGGAGGCTGCGGCGGCGGCTCATCCGTCGTCCTCGGCGGACTTGGCGGATTCCCCGGCGGTGGAGGCGGAGGCGGCGCAGGCGTGGCGGGAGGGTTCGGCGGGGCAGGCGGACACGGCTGCATCGTTGTCACCTCCTGGTTCACATGACATGGCCGAATCCGTCATCTCCACCTTCACGGTCGGCGAAGACGACCTGATAGTCCAGACCGTCGCCGAAGGAGCATGGCCGACTAGGAACCCTGACCTCGGCTGGATCGTCGGCTACGACTGGACCGTCAAAAACCAGGCGACGAAAGCCCGGCTGAAAATGGTGTGGCTGGACGACACCGACCCGATCCGCGAGCTCGCTGATAGGTCGGGTCTGTCGGGTTCGGTGAGGTTCCCGGTGGGGAAACGGATGCGTACCGGCTTCTACGTTGAACATCGAACTAGGGGGTAGCCCGTGGCTATCGCCTGGAACAGCGTTTTCACAGCGTTCGCCGACGAACACGACACGTCGCTCACCGTCTCCTACGCCCCCGGCACGACCATCGCCGGCATCTTCGTCATTGTCCTCACCCCGACCCACTCCGACGACCGGATTTCGGGTGTCACGTTCGGTGGGGACGCTCTAACCAGGGTCGTTTCGGGGATAGACACTGCCGACGAACCGGGTGGCGCCTACCTTTACTTTGTTGGAACGTCGATCCCCGCAGGCACCCAAGATGTTGTCATTTCGGTGGCTGGGGCGGTCAACACTCAACTCCGCGGGGTTATCGGCTCGGTCACTGCAGCAGCCGACACCGAAATCGCGGATTCGGATTCGCTGTCCGCTAACCAGACCAACCCGCAGCTAACCCTTGACACAGGCGCGAATAACGCTGCTGTCGTAGCCGGCGTCTACTCCGGCCTCTCAGACGTAACCTCACTGACCGCGCTCTCGTCGCAGACTCAAATCCAGTCTGACGATTTCGGCGCTCACGTCACAGTTTCGACCCGCCGGACAAACATCGAATCCGGCACGATAACGATCGGCTGGACGGCCGCCACCGACGATGTGGCGATGGTCGCCGCAGCGATCAAAGAGTCCGGTCTGGCTCTTGTCCCTGGTGGTGGCGGCGGATTCGGTGCGATTTCGGAACTGCCCATTTCGGCGTTGCCGGGGGCTGGCGACGGTTCGGCCACCGTATCGCCTGCGGTTATCGCCCGGTCAGTAACCATCCCCGCAGTCACGGTGAAGGGTGGCGCGGTTACCACTCCTGCGGTTACGGCTCGAGTGGCGACCGTCCCTGCCGTCGTGGTGAAGGGCGCAGCGAAAGCCCAACCCGCAGTAATCGCACGTTCGGCCACAGTCGATGCTCCCACCGTTAAGGGCGGGGCGGTTCTCACTCCTTCGGTGATAGCTAGGTCGGCGACTGTTCCGGCTCCTGTCGTGAAGGGCGCAGCGAAAGTCGAACCCGGGGTCATAGCCCGCACGGCGACGGTGGATCAGGTCACGATTATCACTCCTGGCGGGACCACAGTTTCGCCCGCCACAATCGCCCGTACCGCCCTGGTTAACAGTGTGACGGTGAAGGGTGGCGCGGTCATAACGCCCGCCGTGACGGGCCTCACAGCTTCCGTACACGCGGCCGTGGTTAAAGGCACGGCGAAGACCACACCTGCCGTCGTCACGTTGACGTTGACGCTCCCCGCGCCCACCGCGCAGGGGAAAGCCACCACCACACCGGCAGTCATTTCGAGGTCGGCGACAGTACCGGCAGTCATCGTTGCCGGCGCTGCCGTCACAACACCAGCCACGACGATCCTCGTCCTCACCCTACCCGCGGCCTCCCCGTCCAACTCCGATTTTTCGGGGGTGTACCAGGAAGGTGCTCTCATCCTCGCCGTACAGGAAGGCCAGTTGACGGTGGCCGCCCACGACTCACGATTGACGGTTAACACACAAGACGGCCGGCTGACGGTCACACAACAGGATTCCGGTTTGAACGTTGAGAGGCAGGGATGAACCAAATACTTGCGGGCGGCGGCAACGTAACTCTCACCAAATCCTGGTATACGGACGGCACCCTCAACGCCGGCATCGACACTGTCACAATCGGCATAGTCGACGGAAACGGAACCACCGTCGTCGCTGCGGGGACTGCGACTACCGATGTTGGTGACGGCACCTACACGTACACGCTCGCCGACCAGAACAATCCGAACCAGCTCACCGTCACCTGGACGGACGTGTCCACCGGCGACACCCGCATCGACCGGATAGAGGTCATCGGGAACTGGCTGTTCACCGAAGTGCAGGCAAGGACGTTCGGGTCGAAAGCCGACGCCACGTCAGGGCTCATCCCGTTCGCTAGTTCGACCGAATACACGGATGCCATGTTGGCTGATGAACGGGCACGTATCGGCGACGACCTCGAATACTGGACGGGCCGCTCATGGATTCCCCGTTACGCCCGCGTCGCCTACCCCGGTTCTAACTCGACTTATCTTCCTGCCGGGTCGGGGGTGTGTAGGACTTCGGACGGCTACCAGTTGAACCGGCCAGGCCGTACCAACGATATAGCAGTAGTCCTATCCGCATCCGTGGGCGGGACCGCACAGACAGTCGGAGATATTGAGGTTGACCCGGCTCGGAACATGTTCGTCCACACGAACGGCTCCTGGTCGACGGGGACTGACCCTTTCAACGTGGTCATCGAATACGTGTATGGCCTCCCGTACATTGTCGACGGGATAGACCGCATCGCTTTGAAACTCCTCGTCGACCGGCTTGTGCCTTCGGGTGTTCCTGACCGTGCGACTCGTTGGGATATGCCTGACGGTTCGAGTATGAACATCATCCAGCCGGGTGGACCGTTCAACAATGTGAGTCGTCTGCCTGAGGTGAACCAGTGGGTTCAGGCTCATAACCACAAGATCCTCGTCGGCTAATGGCTTCTTCCACCTTCCAAAATATGAGGGCAGCCCTCCTCACCCTCATCTCCCCAATCACCGACGTGGCCATCACCGCGTACCCGCCGGTGGGGAACGAGTGGACCCGCGAGGACAGGGTGTGGCTTGCCGGTATCAGGGTGGAGCAGGACAAGCTCACAATGGGCGGCAGCTCGGGGGCACGGTCCGAAGATTTAGAAATCACCCTGATCATTTACGTTCCCCGCGTCGGCACGTCCGGTGACGAATGGTCGGATGTTGAAACCCGCGTTGAAACGATTCTCGCAGCAATCGAAGCGGACGTCCGCGGCGACGACACCATCGGCGGAACCGTCCTCACCTCAGATATTGACAGTTTCGAATCGTCATTCACGTCTGACGATCAGGGTCCAGCAATGGTGATGGAAGTGACCATCACCGCCGAAGCCAACCTCTAACCCCACTTCTCGAGGAGTCTCTTAATGGCGTTTCAGCATGGCAAGAGCACAGGCGTGCTTTTCGACGAGTTCAACTTCTCATCGTATTTCAACGCTGTCTCAGCCTCCCGACAGATCCAAGTGGTGAACACGACCACGTTCGGCAACGACAACAAGACCTACATCCCAGGCATCGAGGAGGGCTCCCTCTCCATCCAGGGTTTGTGGGACGGCGCTGCCGCCGCTGTGGACGCCGAGTTCGATGCTGCTATCGGCTCTGAGGGGGTCTTCACAATCTGCCCGGAAGGGTTCGCCACGGTGGGGAACCGGGCGATAATGATGAAAGCCGAAAATGTCCAGTACGACATCCGCTCCACCGTTTCAGACGCCGTACGAATCGTCCTGGGTGGGACTGCGGACGGTGGGGTCCGTATGGCTGGCCGGCTGCTGCAGGATCTTGCTGCGGAGACGACCACGTTCAACGGCACCAACGTAGACAACACGACGTCTACCGCGTTCGGCGGGGTCGCCCACCTCCATGTCACCGCCTTTTCTGGTACGTCGGGGGTTATGAAGGTTCAGCATTCGCCGGACAACTCGGCGTGGGCCGACCTTGTCACGTTCACCACGGTGACTGGTGTAGGTGTCCAGCGGAGTGTTGTGGCCGGGACGACGACTGTTGACCGCCACCTCCGTTTTGCTATTACGGCTGACACGTTCACTTCAATGACCGTGGCCTGCGCGTTCGCCCGCAACCGCTCCTAACCCTCTTTTGGAACCCTCGAGATCCGTGGGTTCTTTCACGTCTGAAAGGACATAACCTATGGCGTTCGTCCACGGGTCCGACTCCGGCATTGTCGTAGACGGAACCACTATTAGCGCATACGTCGACTCTGTTAGCCACAACCGGAGTGTTGATACGGCTGAAACGTCGGCGTTCACAAACAACGACAAGACCTTCATCGCCGGACTCGAGGACGGGTCATTCGACCTGTCCGGCCACTGGGATACTGCTGCGGACACGGCGTTGGACGGCTGCTTCGACAGTGCCTCCGTCTCCCTCATCTACGGTCCTGCCGGTGTGACTTCCGGTCTGGTCAAGTACACGGCCACCTGTTTCGTCACCTCCTATCAGATCGTTTCCAATGTCGGTGATCGGACTAACTGGACGGGCTCGTTCCAACGTTCGGGTGATCTGACTAAGGGCACCTTCTAGTTGACGGTCACTGTTAGAGGGTTGAAGGAGCTTCGCAGCGAACTGCGGAGGATCAACCCGAAACTGACGAAAGTGTTCACCGTCGCCAACCGGCGAGTAAGTGATCGGCTGGTCGCAGTGTCTCGTCCGAAAGTGGCCGGCCTTCCCTCTCCGGGAGGCCAGGTCGCTGTCGGCGGGTTGAAATCTGGTGCCACACAGAAGTCGGCCCGGCTGATCCTGCAGGGGTCGAATCCGACGATCCGGGCCAACGTGTTCGGCACTCTGTCGCACAAGGTGTGGGGCCGGCACGTTTCAGGTCCGGGTCCGTGGCTTCCGTGGGTGGGTTCGTCGTGGTCGCCGGAGGATCTGCATGGGGTGGGTCCGGCGTTCAAAGAGGTCGCCGACAATTTCGCACCTACCGAATACGCGGACGCTCTGATGGACGCTTTGAAGTCTGCTTTCCCTGATTGAGGTGAACGATGGCCGGGAATAAGCGGAACGTTTTCCTCGACTTCATCGTCAACGACCGACAGGCCCGTCAGGGTTTGCAGGGTGTCGCGACTGAGGCGGGGAAAACCCAGTCCAGATTCCAACAGCTCTCCGGTGGGGCGAAAGCCCTCGTCGGCGGGTTCGCAGCTCTCGCCGCAACGAAGATCATCGGGTTTCTCGGTGATGCTGCCGCTGCGGCTGCGGAAGATCAGAAGGCACAGGAGCTTCTGGCGCTCGCCGTCCAAAACTCGACCTCCGCCACCGACGCCGACATTGAGAAGATGGAAGAGTGGATTAAGAAAACCTCTCTTGCCACCGGTGTAGCCGACGACGAACTCCGTCCCGCCCTCGCCGAACTCGCCCGTACCACCGGCGACCTGGAAACCGCTCAGGAAACCCTCGGCGTCGCAATGGATATCGCCGCGGCGAAGGGTATCCCCCTCGAAACGGTTACGAAGGCGATAGGTAAAGCAGCCCTCGGCAACATTGGCGCTCTCGGACGTCTAGGCGTGGCGACTAAAGACGCCGAAGGCAAGACGATGACCTTCGAGGACACCCTGGCGGAAGCGGCGAGGACGATGGGCGGCGCTACTGCCACCGCCGCGGACACGGCCGCAGGGAAAATGAAGATCCTGCAAGTTCGGATGGACGAGGCGAAGGAGAGCATCGGAAACGCTCTCATCCCGATTCTGGCTGACCTCGCCCAGCAGGGTTCGGACACGATGAAAGTGATGGAGTTTCTCGGGGAGAAGATCGGCGACCTCCTCCCCGTATCCGAAGGTTTCGGCTCGAAGATCATGGACTGGATCGGCCCCCTCGCCATATCCGGTCAACTCATGGAGATTGCAGCGGGGAAGGTCGACGAACTGACTGCCGCCGCGGAGGAGGCTGAGCATCCGGTCCAGGCGCTCAAAGACAACTTTCGATATATGGCCGACGAAACCGCCGCCGCCACCACCGCCCTCCAAGACTTCGAATCCGAGGTCCGTTCTCAAATGGACCCCATGTTCAACCTGATCAAAAAGACGAACGACCTGGCCGACGCCCAAACCGATGTAGCTGAAGCCCGCGACGAGTACGGGGACGGATCGCCTGAACATCTCGAAGCTCTCCGCAAAGAGGCGGAAGCGTTCTACGGTCTGAAGGCCGCCCAACTAGAAGCCGACGGCACCGTCTCGCGGGAGCAGTACGAGGCGAACTTGCGGGCGATGGGCACCAAAACGTCACATGAGATAGACCTGATGATGGCCGAGTTCGACCGTTTGGACGGCCGGATCATCGACACGACCATCAATGTGAACTTGAAAGGGCGTGGCGCGTCCACTTGGTCCGACTCATTGAAAGGGGTGAAGGCTGCTGGCGGCCCAGTCTCCGCTGGGGGTGCGTATCTGGTTGGTGAGAAAGGCCCGGAAGTGTTGCAGATGGGTTCGCAGGGCGGGAACATCATCCCGAACAACAAGCTTTCCGGTGGTGGTGGTGCGACGACGAACATCACTATCCACGCCACCGACCTGTCAACTCGCACCCTGAAAGAGCTTCAGGAAATGGCTAGACGCCGGTGAGCGGCTCATACAATTCGACGGTCACTGTCACCATCGAATGCGGGTTCGGTGAGGACGTGTTCGACACGACGATCACCTGGACCGAAATAACGTCGGTCGTTCGCGAGTTCAACATTCAACGTGGCCGGTCAAGAGTGCTCGACCAGATGGGAGCCGGCACCGCAACCCTCGTCGTGAACAACAGTACGGGCAACTTCAACCCGTGGAACACGGCGGGCGCGTACTCTCCGAACGTCCGGGTCAACACTCCGATCAGGATACGGGCCACCTACAACGCGGTTACCTACGACCTGTTTAGAGGGTTCGTCCAATCCTGGGAGGTCCGTGCTATTACCGGCGGGTTCGACCCTCACGTTGTTATTGAAGCGGTCGACGCCTTCACCATTCTCGCAATGGTCGAAGAAGAGCTCACCGAATCTGCCGAGGCGTCGGGCACCCGTATCGGCAACCTTTTGGATACGGCCGGCTGGCCTGCCGCATGGCGGGACATTGACACTGGCAACCACAACGTTCAAGCTCTCACAGCAGAGTTCGATGGTGTGCTCAACCAGATCAACCGGGCCGTCCTAGTCGAACAAGGCTTGTTCTGGATTGCTGCGGATGGTGACGCCACCTTCCGCGACGGCAACACTCGTATTCAGGATAAGGCCGCCTCGTCGGGCACGTTTTCTGATGATGGTGCCGACAATCCGTATTACGACCTGAAACTGGCCTACGACACAACCCAGTTGTGGAACGACGCGTCGGTGACTCGGGTGGATGGTGTAGCCCAAACGTCGACGGACGCCACCTCTGTCGGAGATTACGGCACTCGAGCTCTGCACCTGTCCGAAACGTTGCATGTGGCTGATGGTGAATCTTTGGCCCTGGCGGACTGGCTGGTCATGGAAAACAAGGATGTCCGTGTTCGTGCCACTCAGCTTGTCCTCGTCCCTGAACATTCTCCGTCGACCCTCTGGCCTCACGCTTTAGGCCGCGAGTTTCTGGACCGGGTGAACATTGAACGGACCGATATTACGGGCGACGATTTCGACGACGACTGCCATATCGAGGGTGTCTCGCATGAGGTGCGGATGGTGGGGGGCAGGTCGTGGACGACCACGTTTCAACTGTCTCCGAAACTGCCGTTTTCGGACTTTTGGATTCTCGGCACTTCCGCGTTAGGGACTGACACCAGATTGGGGTATTGATGCCCACATCCAACGGTCAGATCGGAAGATACGACATTCGTAGGGGGGCCGTCGACTCTACGAAGATCATGGATGAGGCTGTTACCACAGCGAAAATCCCGGATCTGGCGGTCACGTTCCCCGACAAGATTGACGACCCGATATGGTCGTCCACGTTCTACTCGGTCGCCTTCCACAACGCGTCGCTGACGACGACTGAGACGACGCATGGGACGGCCACCTTCGACGCTCCCGCCTGGGTTGATGAAGTGTCAGTGTTCGCAGTGGCCACTGTGCAAATGACTAACTCGTCGGGGGGGAGTCAAACCCTCATATTCGACTTGGACATCGCCACTCCGGCGGGTGGCGGTCTTAACTTGACCGTTCCGGACAGCTCGACATTAAGCGGCTCCCTCGCCCAAGTAGCCAGCTTGATCGGGGTGGCAGGTTCAACCGTGACTGTTTCATTGCAGACGTGGCTCAACACGGGGACCAATTCGGCCAACTTCGGGATTATCGGCGGGATCGTAGTGGGGACCAGATGAGAGTCGACCCCGCCTCCGACGGATGGTATGTGGAATACAACGGCCGCTACTACCACCTCACCCGACAGTGGTGCGACGAGTGGGCGCGGCATCAACTCCGCGGGACCAACAATCCGGCGTTCAACCGGCTCCTCGCCCACTGGGACCGGCTAACCGCCGACGATGTCATGGGCTTGTTCCCGCAGGTCATCGACGGCCCCCGCGCCGAGAAACCCGCCCGAACGTCGGACCCTTCCGATTTCCAAACGTGGGTGGCGGAACGAGGTAAAAGATGATCGTCAGAGCTGACAACACGGTCAGAGCCAGGGTCCAGGATGCTGTCGACAGGCAGGGCTTCAAAACCCACCGTAACCGTAAGCCGGTCCTTGCCTACATCAACCACGGACGCTGGCTGGCCGACTGTGTCTGCAACGGCGGCGAACTTGTCTCCGAAGGCGAGGACATGTTGTGTGGCTCCTGCGGCACGATCTCACCCGTCACGTTCCCCGACGGGAAGGATGAGATCGAACGCCTGCTCCTCCTCCGCGTCTCGCCGATTTACAGGCATTGGCGGCCGGGAGAGTCAGAAGCGGAAATCCTGGCGCAGAACATCGACAACGGTATTTGGGAGGACAAGTAATGGCCTGGACCGCCCCCCGGACGTGGACAACATCGGAGGTTGTGACCGCTTCGATCATGAATACTCACGTCCGAGACAACCTCTTGGAGTCGGCTCCGGCGAAGGCGACGACTGCGGGCGGGTTCATCACTACTACTGGGACGAACAGTCTCGCCCAACGGCTCCCCGAAAACGCTCTGGTTGCGACTAACGAGTCGACCGCTTCCACCTCTTACACGAACCTGGCCACGGCAGGGCCGCAGGTGTCGGTGATTACCGGGTCGAAAGCTCTCGTCGCGTGGGCCTGCTACATGTTCAACAACACCGCCGGCCAGTCCTCCTACGTGGGGATAACCCTTTCGGGGGATGACACTCTTGCCGCGACGGATTCGCTGGCTATCTCGTATGAGTCGGGCGCTGCGAACGATTCGGCTAGGTTCGGACGTGCCGAAATCTATACGGGGCTTACCGCCGGGGGGACGACCGCGTTCCGACATTCGTACCGGGTGACGGGCGGTACGAGCAACTTCATCGACCGTCGCATTTCGGTCATCCCGTTCTGATGGGTCGCTGGCGGTGGTCGGGCACTAACTGGGAAAGCCGATTCTGGATCGCGTCAGAAGCCATTGTCGCCCTCGGAACGCAGGTCGAAGCCGATCATCCGGCCGGCCATGCCACGGACGGGACGGTCGCGGGCAAACAACACGACCAGGTGAACCCGTCCTCAGACCACCGGCCCCACCCGTTTACCGGCCCCGGGATGGTCCGCGCCATAGATATTGGTGTTGACCCTGGCGACCAGTTGGCCGAACAGCTCAGAGATAGTCGTGACGCCCGGATCAAATATGTGATCCATAAGGGCCGCAAGTTTCAAGGCCGCCTCGGACCTGACCCGTGGGAGTGGAAACCGTATTTGGGAGCCAACCCCCACGACACCCACGTTCACCTTTCCGTTCTTACTGCTGGCGACTCTGACGACTCCCCCTGGAATCTGGAAGGAACCGACATGCCTTTGACCGAAGCCGACATCACTGCGATAGCTAACAGGGTGTGGGGGTATCCGATGCCTGTCGCCGCAGGAGTGAACACGCAGCAGGCCCTCTCGAGGGCGAGCACGAACGCTCAGGCCACCTTCAACATTGTCTCCAATTTCGACACGGTCACTGACAGTGAATTGGACGAGGCGGTAGACGAACTGGTTGCCCTGCTCCCACCCGCTGTGTTGGCCGCGTTGAAAGCCCGCCTGTGAGCCCGGTCTGCTCAATGTGCTCCTGCCCGTGGAACGTTGGACGCCACTCCTATTTGTCCTGTGACCGGGGCAACGCGCACGCCATGCAACCCGTACCCGGGTATCCCACCCGGTTTTACTGTCCGTTTCATGACGGGCCGGTGAACTCCTAATGGACATGGTTCCGCTCCGCGACCTGTTTGAAGCCCACCAACACCACGTCGACGAACGGTTCGACCGGCTGGAACGGCTAGTACGGGAACAGGGGAAACATTCTCATCCTGGTCTGGTCCCGTGGGCTGCCCTAATTCCGATGGTGGTGACCCTCATCGTTGCTGTCGGTTTGCTCTCCTAACACTTTGACAATCGAACACTCCACTCCACCTTTAGCGGGAAAGGATGATGGGATGCCAGACATATACGACCTGTGGAACCCCGCCGGAGGCGGCCACGTCACATGGTATGAGAGGCTGCCGTTGGAGGTTCAACTGTTCCTTCAGCGGGTCGCCGAAATCGTGGTTGAGAAAGGCCGGGAGCCTAACTGGGCTGGTGTCCTCCGCCGGATCAGACAGGAGTGGCCCGACTACGCGCCGTCCGCGGTGGGAACCGTGAAAGACACTGTCCGTCGGCTGGTCGAAACCAGTGGTTGACGTCGACGACCTGTTCCCCCGTCCTCTGAAACTCCTGTTCTACGACATTGAGACCGCTCCGCTGCTCGGATGGTTCTGGCAGCTCAAACAGGACTACATCTCGCCTGACATGGTGGAGTCGGACTGGTTCATGCTCTGCTGGTCGGCGAAATGGTCCGACAACCCTGAGGTGATTTCGAAGGTTGTCACCCCGGCGGAGGCGAAACAGGAGAACGACAAGCGGATTGTTGAGGGGCTCGCCGACCTGATACGCCAAGCCGACATCACTGTCGCCCACAACGGCAACGGGTTCGACGCGAAAATGTTGAACACCCGCCTCGTCTACCACAACCTCCAACCCATCGGGCAAACCCAAACCATCGACACTCTGACCGTCGCCCGTTCCACGTTCCGGTTCACCTCCAACAAACTCGACTACCTGGCCCGCTTCCTCGGGTATGAAGGGAAACACCAAACCACTTTCAATTTGTGGCGTGACTCGGTGCGAGGCTCGAAGAAGGCTCTCGACCAGATGGTCGCTTACAACCGCAACGACGTCATCCTCCTCGAGGAAGTGTTCCACCGGTTGAAACCACACGCCAAATCGCTGCCGCGGCTGGTCGACGCGGTCTCGTATTTGCAGGAGGTTTGCCCCACTTGCGGTTCTTCTAAGCATGTGAAAGACGGTTTTTATCGGTCGAAGGCGGCGACGTTCCCCCGGTTCCGATGTCATTCCTGCGGCCGCCGGTTCCGGGGTCGCCTGTCGGTCGGCTCCGCGAAAACTGCGGGGGTGGCGCTTTAACTTCCCGTTTCGGACCCGGACCCTTCCCCGGCTTCGACGGGACCATCAGGATGGGGGGGCGTGTCCCGCCCCACGCTCCCCCCATCCACTCTCAGGAGGTCCAATTGGAACGTTTACGCACCGGGCCTATCGCCGCGGTGTCCTGTCCGGTTTGTGGAGTGTCCGACAGCGCAGACGCGTTCTTCGTGAAAGACCCCGCCGACGGGAGCCTGGTCTGCACTGTTCTCCGCTGTGTGGTGGCCGCCGCTCTCCTGTTGTGCCCCCCGTGATGTACGTCGCGTACCTGAAATTGGAGGAGAGCGTTGAGATCGTTTGACTGGTCGGCTTGGCGTCTGGATTGGGCGACGTGGGGTTGGATCGGGTGGATCCTGTTCTTCGGGGTATGGGAGACTGCGACGTTGCTGGCCGGAACCCAACAGGAGTTGACCGAGCATCTGCGGCCGGTGTTCCTGTTCGCTCCGCCGACCTGGTTTATGGCGGTCGGATTGTGGTTGTGGTTGGGGGTCCACTTGTTGTGGCCGCCATTGGAATCGTGGATTCAACATTCGGTAGGCGGGTAGGCGAAGGTTGCGGCTCAACCTTCGGTTGGACCAGCCCTCACCCCTCACGGGTGGGGGCTTTCGCCGTTTAGAACAGGTAGTTCCAGATGGTTGCCACGTCGTCAAAGAAATCGTCGGTCAACCAGACGAACACGACAACCGGAATAACCACCGCGGCGACAATCAGTACCGTCCGAGTGTTCTGGCTCATTCAATCAAGATAGTCCAATGAGGCTACCGCTTCGCACAGGCGTTCCCCCGTGGTCCGAGTGTAAATGGCTGTGGTTTCTGGCCGGGAGTGTCCGGCGAACTCCTGGGTGGTACGCAAATCTCGAGTGTGGTCGTTCATCGTCGCCAAACAAGTGTGCCTGAGCTGGTGGGGTCTGGTAACTCGCACTCCCGCCGCAACGGAAACGGTTTCTACCCATGTCCATACGGTTGCCGGGTGACAGTAGGCCCGCCCTTTCGCCCCGGGGAACACGTAGACGTACGCGGAGACGTGAGCCCGCAGTTGGTCGGCGAGTGACGGGTGGACGGGCAGGGTCCGCGACCGTGACCCTTTCCCCATGATGGTCACCCACTCTAAATCACGGTCGAAGCTATCCCACCGCAGTTTGGCTATCTCCTCCCGGCGTAACGCCAGGTACAACCCGAGAAGCACCGCGCCGCCTTCCGGCCACCACCCCCTCGCGGTTTTCGCGAGGAGGCGGGCTTCGTCGGATTCCAGTCCGCGGTAATGGCCCAACGGTTTCGGCGGAACTCGAATCGCCCGGGCCGGGCCGACCACATCATGGAGCTGCCAGTAGTGGACGAGGGCGGTGCGGAGTTGGCGGCGGGTGGATGTGGTATACGGGAAACTGTTGGCGAGTTCGGCGGCTTGGGACGGGGTCAACTGTTGAAGGTCCCAACCCTGCCCGGTAGCAAGAGTTTCCGCCCGGTCCAGTTTCCCCCGGTAGATGGAAACCGTTTTGTCTGTCAACCCTTGCGCGAGCAGCCACTCAGTGTAGGTATCTGCCACCATCAGGGCAGGGCTAGAAGCTAGACGGCGGGGCGTGGAGTGGGATAGGGCTTAAGCCCTAAAAGCCGATCGCGATAACCCGGCTTAACGCGGTCCCAGTCGTCGGGTGTCGCCCCGGACAGCCAGGCGGCGTCCCGGTGGAGGATGGTCTCGAGGGCTTTCATCTCCCGGTGCCAGATGTCCCGCTCACCCTTCTCGATCACTGAGATGATGTTGTGTGAGATGACCTCCCCGGTCAGCTCCGATACTCTCCGGGCAAGTTGCTTCTGTGTGAGCCCGAGAGTGACACGAGCCCTTTTCAGCCGCATCCCCTGAAGCTCTAATTGTCCCGCCGTTTGCAGCGTCATGTCCGCTTCCCTTTCGCCATTGGGGTACCCGTGAATTTACTCGCCCAAACTAGTGCTTGTCAACCGTTCGGAGAATGTTTCACGCAGAGTGCTTGACATGTTTCTGCGAGTGGCCTAGATTCATGTTCACAAGAACCGTTCACGCGTGGAAGGGTCGACATGGCTTCTCGAGAATCGAAACGGGACGCGGTCCGCAAACTCCACGAGGCAGGCCAAACCGTCCGACAAATCGCCCGGACCCTCGACATTTCCACCCAAGGCGTCCACTACCACCTCCACAAACTAGGGGTCGACACTTCGAGGCGGCCATGACCACCGGCCCGGCCCTTCTCATCGTCAACTGCCCATACCACGACCATTGGATACGGCTCGGCATGTTCTCCGCCGTCTACCGGTCCTGTCCCGTCTGCAAATACTGCGTCCGCTGCAAAGCTGCGAAACGACCGCTTTTTAGCAGGCATACGCACGGCCAATACAACTTCACCGAAACAGAACTGACCACGGCGACAGACTGGCCCCGCCCGTTCGGTGGGAGACTCGACATCTACGGGGCCGACGTATGAACCTCGACGTCTGCCCGGACTGCGGCGGAGACGTGGTCATGGTCGAAGGCACCCTCGAAGACTTCCACTCGCAATGCGAATCCTGCGGCCAGGAGTACGCCACCCCGGACATGAGACGGTGGCGGAAAGTCGACACTGTCCGCCTTGCAGCCTGGGTTTTGGTGGCCGCCGTCTGGTATACGGCGGGTGTCCTGGTCGGCGGCCAGTTTTGACCATCTTCCATCCGATAAGCCAGGATCGCTGCGACGGCTGCGGCCGCAACCGGTCCGGCTACTACCTGCGGCGCCATCCGCACATGGCCGCCGCCTTCCGCTCCGGTGTTCCTCTCCCCACTATTGCTGCCGCCTACGGGATGAGCCAACAGTGGGCGTTGAAACTGATCCAAGAACAGTTCGGGCTCGACGCGGTACGCGAGGTTCAGGAGGCCCACCGGGTGGGTTATGAGCCGGACTGTGACATGTGCGGTAACCCGGTCGCCGACGACCAGTACGAGTTTGTGAACGACCAGAAAGTCCATTCGGATTGCCTGTTCGGGGATGACGACGTGTTCACCGAAGCTGAAATTCGAGACAGATTGCTCGACCGGTGAGTGACCTTCGTCAACTAGCCGAACCGTTCCCTGCGGCCCTGGTGAAGAGACCGCCGCAAGGGAAATACGGCTCTTACGTTTCCCACTCCACGGTCAACGAGCGGGCTCTGTCGATTGTCGGACCGTTCTCGTTCGAGGTTGTCCAAGTCATTCGAGGTCACGCCGACAGTGTCATCATCAACAAGGGGAAGGAAACCGAACGGACGTATGAATCCCGCGAGGCGGTGGTCGGTTGCCTCGCCCGGTTGACCGTTGACATTGACGGGCGGACCGTCACCATTATCGAGGCGGGCGATGTCGAAGGAGCCGCCGGCCAGGACGACGGCGCCAATCTGAAAGAGGCGTCGTCCGACGCCTTCAAGCGGTGCTGGATGAGGACCGGTCTCGGCCTCCACTTGTGGTCTCAAAATGACTATTTCCTGGCGTATCAACTCGATAAGGACAGCGGCGTGTGAGTGCCCTGCTGTTGGACCGGACATTCTGGCTTGAGGTCGGGTTCCGCGCCGCCCTCCACGCCGAAACCTGTCAACGGGACCTCCGCTGGTTTCAAGGTTTGGACTGGAAACACCAGCCAAAGGAAGGAGGCTCCCAAAATGAGCCGCAGACCAATCCGCCAGGGTGACGTGACCCTCTACCCGGTAGACCGGCTGCCCGCTGGACTGCCCAAACAAGCCCGTATCCGGGGGCGGATCGTCGTCCAGGAGGGCGAAGCCACCGGCCACGCCCACGCCGTTTTGGACCGGGGAGCCGACCTCTACGGGACAGAACTGGAAACCCGGTTCCTCCAAGTGCTCACCGAAGGCGGAGTCGCACTGATCCATGAGGAGCACGACACGATCACCATTCCTGGAGGAGTGTACGAGGTGCGGATCGGCCGGGTGTGGGAGCCGGAAGGCGTCCGAAACGTTGCGGATTGACCGGCTAACCGCCGAACAGGAAGCCCTCCTCCCGGTGGTACGGGACGAATGGTTACAAGCAGGATTGTCTACTGAACCTGCAGACCGTTCGCGGGCTAAGGCTGGCGTCCGGGCCGCGTATGTGCGGGCTGGCCTTGAACCTCCCGTCGTTGTCGTGTGGCTTGATTCGCCGGAATCGGGTCTTTTCGCTGTGAACATGCTCCATCAGGTCTGGGGTCAGGTCTCGGATCAGGTCTGGGATCAGGTCCGGGGTCAGGTCCGGGGTCAGGTCTGGGATCAGGTCTGGGGTCAGGTCCGGGGTCAGGTCTGGGGTCAGGTCCGGGGTCAGGTCTCGGGTCAGGTCTCGGGTCAGGTCTGGGGTCAGGTCCGGGGTCAGGTCTGGGGTCAGGTCTCGGGTCAGGTCTGGGATCAGGTCCGGGGTCAGGTCTCGGGTCAGGTCTGGGATCAGG